AAGCATCTTTTGTAGTTCTGCTGTGCTACCTACAAACATAGCATTGTTTGTAACCTTACTTGGACCTTTCTTCTCTTCATCAAGATCAGCAACTTTCTTTTGAAGATCCATTAATTTATCAGTCATGTCTGCTACCTGTTTCATAGCGTTTGTAGCAACCTCAAACGCTCTTGGATGCCCTGACTCCTGTGCAACCTCTAACGCTCCTTGTACTGCCTCTTGACCCTTAGAAATAAGACTGTAGAGTTCTCCTCTAGTATATTCATAGTCTTTCTCTCTGTCTTCTGTGACATCCTTTAGTTGCTGCTTCCTAGTAGTGCAACCTCCTTCTGGTTTAGTGGAGACATCAATGTCTAACATCTCCTCCATATTTTTATCTAACTTACTCATAATACTGTAAATCCTTCATTAAATCCAAAGTCGTCTGTGGAAACTACCAGATCATCATCTTGTGTATCAATAACTCCATCTGCATTCTTATCTTCTAGAGCCTTAGGTGAGTAAGATCTCTCAACATTCCTCTTACCAACGTTCTTGTCACCGACAGTTTCAATGACACGTGCCTTACGTATGACATCTGCCTTACTGTAAGGACCGTAGATGTAAGACTTAACAGTAAACTGTAGAGTCCAAACTATACTCCTTCTCTCTAGGAAGCTGTCATCCCAATCATCTGCATAATCAACACCATTCAAAATACATGCAACGTCTCTTGTTTCATCCATATCAGGAATGAACTTAAGACTTATGTTAAATGCTGGTTGGAAGTAAGGGAGAATCTGTTCTAATATTTGTAAAGCATCATCAGATGACTTGGCAATGATACCAAGTTCAAATGACATGTCATAAGGTACTGGAACAAACTGTGTTTGTATCTGCTTTGCATTATCTGTGCTACCAGCAGCAGGAATAGCAGCTTTAATTTTTTTGATAGCACTAGTCTTTCTACCACTATCGTATGATACATTAGTTAACTCAAAGTACAAACGTGGAAGTTTAATTGCTACCTTCTTTGTTACGTCTGGACTTTGTTCTAACCTATAAAGGAATTTATTCTTAGGACCATATGCTAGAGGAACTTTCTCTGACTCTATGACAGTTCCAGCACTATCCGTCTTTCTAATTTCTATGTTATTAAAAAGCGTACCGAAACCAATAACCGTTTTCCGTATCGCTTCATTATAAAAATGTGGTCCTAACATTAGAAGTCACCTGTTGTAAAATTACCAAATTCTCCGAATGGGTTTACCTCACCCCAATCAATCAATTCATCAGCAGCGTCTTCGATTTCTCTGTTATCTGCTGCTGCCCTATCACCCATTGTCAAATTGTCAATGGTAGTGATTGTTCTTGCTGTGGTACTAGTACCTCCAGTAAGAGTCTCACCAGTTAGGAAGTTTCCTGTTCTATTTATGATGGTTAGTATATCGGTTGAACGATCCCAATATGCAACTTCACCCTCAACACCACTGGTAGAACCAGTTATAGTTTCGCTAAGTGAGTACTCACCAGTGCCACCAGTGTCCATTTGTATAGAGATAGAGGTAGAGAATATTTCTTCTACTACATCCACTTCTGGTATACCAGTCTCAAACTTATCATCACCAATCTGATAAAGCTCAGCACTCATTTGATAAATGTATGTCTGACCTAACTGATAGAAGGGAGCTTCTCTTTCTACAAATTTGATTTCATACAATGCTTTAGTGAGTGGATAGTATATTAAATCACCTTCATTAGGTCTACCATCTACAGTTGTGATATCTGCAAACTCTTGAAATACCTGACTCCATCTATTCTTTGATACAACAAAAGTAATCTCGTCGGTTATTGTTAAACCAAACTTACTAATAAATTCTGATGGTGATCCAAATCCCTCTACGTTTACAAGGAACATCTCAATCATGTACTGATTCTTAAACTCAGAATACAGAACATCATCAAGGGTATTATCCTTGATCATCTTACGTGGAAGATAATAGCAATCAGTACCAAATAGTTTTATTTGTTCATCAATAAGTGACTGTACAAGAGACTGCTCACTACCAACACCACCATGTTGAGGAAAATATATACTCTTCATCCTATCATGTCCATAGGTGGTAGTTCATAGGTGCTTGAAGACATTTCCATTAGTCTTGCAATTTCATCATTAGCATCATTGAACAATTCTCTACCATTAAGTTGAACACCACCTGGTAGATTAACACCTTGAAACTTGATTAAGTTTTGCCCCCACTGCCTCTTTATCTTAGCAGTAGAATATTGTTTTACGAAAGGATCATTATAAACTTGTGTGAAAGTATCTGGTTCTAATGCTCTATAGCATTGTATGACAAGATACAATTCTTCTGTTAGCATTGATTCATCAATGTCAAGATATAATCTATCTTGTCTTTGGTTAAATCTATACTCAACAAATGCTCCGTTGTTTAGAACCATGTCGATAGTTTCCAACCACTGCTTAACCATAAAGTAGTTAAGCATATCGAGAGAACCAAAAGCATACAAGTCATTCAAGAAGATCTGATACTCGATACCAAATAGGTTGTTACGGATAGCATTACTTGCTAATCCATAAACTTTAGATATCCCCATTATGTGTTGGGGGATCATAATATAATTATCTGATCGTTCCCACTTAGTACTATCAGCATCTGTCATGATAGTCTCAGACTTGCCATCAAATCTGGCCTTGTCATCTGCTGTGATCTTATGTTTCAGGTACATCAACTCCATACCATCATAATGACGCTCCCTGTAATATTGGAGAGCGTCATCAATAGCATCACTTACTTGATCGTCATCAACATTGACCTCAAGTACAGGAGCCCCTAATTGTCTTTTGCAGTAATCTGCTAATTGTGTTCTACTAGCTGGTTGTGCCATATGACCTCCTATGCTTGTGCTTCACCCCATCTGAGGTTGATCGTGCTGTTGAATGCGTTACCTGATGTACAATAAACGTTGATCGCTAGAACGTCAGGTCCATTCGGGAACGTACCTCGACCACCGATAGGAGTATTAGTCAACTCTTTAAGTTCGGTCAAGTCAATACCATCCCTTTGTCCTGGTGCTGCCACGAAGGAGAAGATTCGTTCGCCTGGCTGAGCATATGGAGGAACAATGAATGTATATGTTGTACTACCAGAGTTTCCTGGATACGTGTTCTGGGAGAAGACGATCCAGACTTGAGTACTATTAGCATTCTGTATTCTTGATACAGTTGAACCACCTGGTAGTTGTCCACCAGTCGCCTGCATACCCGCCTGAACTCCTTGAACGTCAGTCTTGTCGAATCGAACCCACCTAGTCCAGTAGTTTCTAGTAACTCTGTTAACAGCAGTAATGTTAGCACCACCAGCACTCCAGTTAGCACTAGATCCAGATGCAATCTGAGCGAATGATGGTTGTCCACCTTCACCAGATGTATTCAAACCACCCCAAGTAATGTCAACAGGGTCTGATGGATAGTTAATTGGGTTTAGAATTCCTTCAACGATAACTCCCTGAGAAGAACTACCACCCTGTGTAGTGATTTCTACACTCTTCAGTAGCAACTGTGCTCTGTTGATTAGTTCTCTCTCACCCAAATCACCAGTCAGTGCGTTAGACACACTAGGTGATAGACGGATTAGGAAGACCGTATACGGTGTGACTGAGATCTCAATCTCAGATTCCTGATAGTTGAAGAGGTATCCTCTATCTTCATCGAAGCCACCGTCTGTTAGATATGCAGAACCCCAGTGGTTAATCTGTGGTGTTGCAGTAGTGGTGAGTAGGATAACACCCTCGTTCTTAGTATAAGAATCTGCTACTCCAGCAGTGTATGTTCTGTTTGCTCCAGCAGTATAGTTGTTTAAGTTTGCTGTTCTTGTAAGACCAACAAGTCTATTAAGTGTTGTATTTCTAGAAGAATAACGAATCAATTCATTACCAACATAAACAACACCTGTTTCTGGGAATAGAGTTACATCATGAACTGGAAGATAATCAACAAAACTATCAGTAACAGCAGTTGTTAACTTAGTTCTTGGTCCTTCGTTTAGAACCTCATACCTAACAGGTAAGTTACCTGAACGCATGAATGCTTCTCTGTTCCTGTTGTTGTTCTTAAGTCTGTGTGCGAACACAAAGTTACCTGATGGACCTCTGAACATCCAGTCAATAAATCCAGCACCATACCATGTATACTGGAATCCAATCATCTGCATGGTATTGATCTGAAGTTCGTATCCTGACTTACCAGTACCATCACATTTGTCAATGTTCCATTGTGCTTGTGGAATAATGATATCCTTAGTCAATGCAGCCTTTGTATTAACTGCACCAACCGCACCCCTGTAGTCAGGGTTAACTGTCATATTTTGATCGTCTATAATAGAAGTAACAACATGACTCATTCCACGAATAACTAATCTATCACCAGTAGTTAACTGTTCAGTGAACTTAGTATTAGTTCCTTGTATAAGGTTGTTATCTGGAGTAGCACTTACAGTACCAGCAATCTGGAATGTAGAAGATCTTAGACCAACAGATAGGTTTGTTCCATCGTACTGGAAGAATATACCATTCTGATCATCGAACGCACCAGATCTTACAGTAGAACCTTTCCACTTATACAGAGATATACTTGGTTGTTGACCAAACTCAGCATTAGTATCAGCAAGTGTTCCTGTAGCCAAGACAGTCAATGTAATTTCATTAACGATACTTGCAACAATATAATGACCATCATATCCAGCAGTTGATATACCACCAAGAGCGATCTCAGCACCAACCTGTAGACCATGATCCACGTCATCAGTAACTACAGTTATAACACTACCAAGAGTAGTACCATCAGAACTAACTGATCTCAAGTCATATGAAGGAGCGAACAAAGCACCAGTAGTATACTGAATACCTTTACCTGACTGGTATCTGATATATTTCTTAGATTGACGAATCGCCTGAGCACCGTGTGATGGTGAACCTGTTCCTAGTTGCACACCACCGTCAAATGGTCTGTGTGTATAGAAACAATCTGGTCTAGTATAGAGCTCACCAGTAAGAGCAGTATTAGTATCAATAGTACCAGTAGTTCTTGTAGTATAAACAAACTTGCTTAGACTTGGAACCTCTTCAATAAAGAATGGTCCTGAAGCAAGATCATGGTTATTACCAGTAGAATCAATAGCAGCAAGAATTGTATTACCTGGAACCAATCCATGATTGTTAGGAAATGTTGCACTTATTCTTGCAATAGCAGAGTAAGTTATATTAGTACCATTATTAATATTACCACTAGTTGTAGCAGATAAAGAAACAGATGGATAGAATGCAATACTCTCTCCTGACACTGGAGTACCAGTTGCACTGATAGCAGTAACCTCTCCAGTTAGATAATCAATGTCTGTGACAGTGATAGTCATATCGTTAATGGTTGGATCACCACCAAGTTCTTGACCACCAATTAAGAATTGATAACCAATTTGGTATCCACTACCACCATTAGCAATTTCAGGAGCATAGTTACCACCAGAAATCTTAGGTAGGAATGTTGCATTAAATGCTATATTGTTTGCAGTTAGTGACTCGAATGTTGCATTACCGTCTGCTGCTGTACCACCAATACTGAATGCAGTGATTTCACCAGATGCACCAACACTGGTTACAGTAACAGTTAAGTCATTAGTAGCAGTTTCACCACCTAAGATTCCACCATCAATGATAACAGTATCATTCGGTTGGTAACTAGAACCAGGGTTGATTATAACAGCACTATATGTTGGTGTGGTTGTTGTATTCTCATTAGGGGTAAAGTTTGCATGAGCAATTGTTTGATCATCAGCAGTACCACCACCACCTTCAGTGGTAGTTGCAACTACAGAGAATGCTTGACCAGCAACTATAGCAGTCAATTGCATTTTTGCAAGACCAGCCTGAGAAGGAGATCCAGCACTTGCTCTTACGAAAACAGAACCAGTAGCAAGATCATTAACAGCATTAATAAGTCCGTTCCTTACTTCTGTTATACCATCATTAGTAGCAGCATCATAAGTAAATGTTTCAACTGTACTTGTTGAAGTATCAGTTATTTCAACTGAGAATACATCTTCAAATTCTATTATTCCACCAATTTCGATATCATCAATCTGAGATATCTTACTACCAGAACCTGTTCTAGTAACTCTGAATGATGAGTTAATACCAACACCAGATCCAGCAGCACCAGTTACGTTATTGTATTCCTGAGTAGAGAAGATACCTTGACCAATAGGAGTAAAGGTAAGAATCTCACCAGCAGCACCAACTGTTTTAATGAAGATGTTTAAGTCATGAGCTGGTGAATTACCACCAAGAACATTACCATAGATAACAATTTGTTCTCCAGCAGCATATCCAGTTCCAGCAAAAGGAGTTCCTTCTGCTGCTGTACCACTAGGAGTAATACTTTGAATTTGACCGTTAACATCAACAGAATCAATTGTAATAGTCAAGTCGTTAGTTGGTGTAGCACCACCTAAGTTAGTACCTAAGATAGTAACTGTTTCTGTAGCAGAGTATTGACTACCACTATTAGATATGAATACATTTGAATAAGATGCTGAACCAGAAGTACCATCCCTTTCAACGTTGAAGGTAGCATTGGCCCCAAGTCCAGCATACGTATCTACTGGAACATTATCATAAGTAACTGTCTGTTTAATATCAACACCATTGTATGCACCAGAAGTTCTCATGATATCAAATGATGCTCCATTACCATTACCAAAGTTAATTGTAGTTGGTGATGTTGGTGTAGAGATGAAACTGTTACCAGTTCTGTCTGCTGTATATGGTGCAGATAAAGAGATAGTATTCGTTTCGATGTTTGTAACAAAGATTGTAGTTCCAGAACCGTTATCTAGAGCAGCACCAATATCAATTCCTGTTGTATCGTTAAGCTCAACCGTAGAAACAGGTGCTGTAAATGATGTTGTAATATTAATAGCAGTATCAGAATTTACATAACCAGTTATCTGTGTACCAGATTGTAATCCAGATGAAGAAAGAGGAGCACCAATTGGAGGGGGTGATCCTGGAACATTGATACCAATTCTATTTGCACCAGCAGCAGTATTACCTCTAGTGGTTAACTGACCAGAAGCACCATTAGATTCTACTGCTAGAGTAGGGCTTCCTAATGAAGCACCAGTATAGAAACCTGCTTTCCTTAATTGAACAAATCCAGATAATAGACTAGTAGCAGGTGATAGACCTACCTTACCCTTTGCATAGAAAGTAAACTGAGATGTACTTGGAACAGCACTAATAATGAATGAACCTTCTGCCTTAGCGAATCCCTCTACACCATCATTAACACCCTTAAGTGTAACAGGATCTCCAACATCAAATCCATGTTCTAGTTCAGTATCTACTGTAATAAGAGATGGACCTATACCACCACTGTTTGTAGAAGCATCAGTTGTAATTGAACTAACAGAAACATCAGCACCTGGAAACTCGAAGGAAGATGGATATCCACGTACTAGGTCAATTGTCTGCCATTTAGTTGGCTGAATACCGTACTCAAAGTCAGCGTCAAGCATACTGAGAGGCTCAGCAAAACGCATACGTTCGATAGCGTCTGTACCGAAGTCGTATGGTCTCATCTTAACTTCATCACCTTCAATAAAGATGATTAAGTTATCAGTAGAAGTATATGTTGAAGTATCAAACAGGAATGTAATGGTAGTTACACCGTTTGATAATGTACTAGCGAAAGGGAAGTCTGGATCAGATCCATCAGATGTTTCCGTGAACGCTGCTGATATCTGTTGAGAGTTATCAGCAAAGTTATAAAGTACAACGTTTGACGTAACGTTTGTGATCAGCAGAATTTGGTCAGGACTAACTTTATCCAAAACCTTCAATGTTCCAGCACCAGAAAGACCAGGTGAGAAAACGTAGTCTCTTATTTGCCTTTTAGCCATTTTTTAATTTCCCTCGATCTTTTTTATGAAAGTGCAATTGCTAATGCAGTTACTTGGGAGTCTACAGCAGTCTTGGACATTGCATCCCCTGGCGCAGTAGCTCTACCTAGATTCGTTATTTTATTATTTAGAAGACTTAGATCAGCAGTAACACCACTGTGTACATCTAAAGTTCCATCCACAACTGTGTTGCCATCTGCATCTACTGTAAACTTAGTACCACCAACCCCGAAGGTAGTACCACAAGCAAGAGCAGATGTAACAGAAGCACTAGCACCAGCAATAGCACCAGCAGCAGAAACACTAAAGGTAGGAGAAAGTAGATCAGCACCACCTTTGATACCATCATTGACTCCTAGTTCACCTTCCACTGTAGTGTTAGTACCTTTAAGAGTTGTATCTCCTGTAACGTCAAGAGTTCCACCAACAGTAACATTTTGCTGTAAATCAGCGTCTCCAACAACAGTAAAGTTCCCATTAACACTGAAGTCAGTTGCAATAATGTTATACTTAAACTTACCATATACAGCAAAACTCATTATGTTGGCATCCTCAGCCCACACAATAATCTGTTGATCTCCTGTTGCTTTAATGTCAGTTCTCTGATAGAATGTACGTGGGAAAAGTTTCGTGTTATAATTTAAGTAGTTTGCAGTTTGCAATTCTGCTTGACCATCTTCCAAGATTCCTATTCTGAATCTAGAAGGAGTATGACTCTGGTTAGAAACGAAGATCGAAAGTTCTACGTCTTCACCAGTAGGTACTGTATAGATGCTAGTATTAGTTCTAGCAGTAGTCACAAGAACAGAATTTAAGAATCCAGAACCAACTGGGTTATCAACAACTTCTCCATGCACCAAGAAAGAGGTAGTTTCGTAGTCACTATATACAACCAGACTTTGCCCATTGGCATAGTACAGGGTTTGAGTTTCATAAGTCTCTCCAGACTGAATCTCCATGTCATATAGGATGTAGTTCGATGGAGCGAAAGCCAACAACGCACCACTTGAAACTCCGATCCTTACCCTTACTGGGTATGGACTTTGGTGAGATATTGAAATTTTTGCCTCTACCAGCTTTGCTGCTGGAGCCTCATGAAGTACTGTCCTAGTCTTGACTTGTGGGACTATAGCTGCTAGAGCACCATAAGTAGCCATAACTTTGGGGGTTTATATTACAATCGTTAGTTATTTATATGAAAATTCTTACAGGATGCAATGGATTCATCGGAAAGAAATTTGCCGATCAACTTGATGGAAAATTCATCGGGTTTGAAATGGGAAACGCCTTTCAGTTACTAGACAACTTACCTGTCTGGGATGATATTGATGAAATCATTCACATGGGAGCAATATCAAGTACAACAGAAACTGATATTGGAAAGATCACAATTTACAATACAGAGTTTTCAATAAAACTATTTAAGAAAGCAATAGAACTAGGTATACCAGTTAAGTATGCCTCGTCTGCATCTGTCTATGGAAACTCAGCAGGTAATATCAATCCTTTGAATTACTATGCTATATCAAAAGTTCAAGTAGACTACTGGGTACAAGACAATATAGATCTATTTGAAAGTATTCAAGGATTTAGATTCTTCAATGTATATGGAGAAGGTGAAGAGCATAAAGGAAATCAACGCAGTCCTATCAGTAAATTTACTGAGGAAGCGAAGATGACAGGTAAAATTAAAATCTTTAAAAACTCTGAGAAGATGGTCAGAGACTTTATATACGTTGGTGATGTTGTTGACTTAGTTCTAAACAACCAATTGGAATCAGGAGTATATGATCTTGGTACAGGACACCCACATTCCTTCAGAGATATTGCTGAAATAATTGCAGACAAATATAATGCACAGATAGAAGAGATAGATTTCCCAGTACACTTACAAGGAAAATATCAATTCTATACCTGTGCAGATATGTTCTGGGCTAATAAGTATAAATTTACAAACGTAGAGGACTACATTAATCACCCCTTAGAATACGGTACGAGTCGTCCTCAAAATGCTCTGTAGAAAATTCGAATAGTTCTACGTCTGTGATGCCTTCCATCATATGTCTAAGACCAGGAGGTATATAAAACTTATCTCCTGGTTTTAATATTATTGTGTCTGCATCAATAAAATCATCTCTATAACCATAGGTCATTTTTAGTTCACCACTCTGAACATAGAATGTTTCATCTTTAATCTTGTGGTAATGGTATGAACACTTCTTACCTGCATTAAAGAATAGAAGTTTTCCACAATACTTTTCAGAATTGCAGATCCACTTTTCATAACCCCAACCTTTCTGTACAATCTTCATGCAAAGAAGTCCTCAGAATTAATACCTTTATCGTCTATGAAATAATGTGCATGGAATTTGCCCATGTGTAACTCATCAAACTTACAACCCCACGACTTAAGTTGATTGAAGGTTAGATCATAGAATGCTTCGTGTGCTTTCACTGGATCACCATCAAACCTACCCATACCTCTAGCAGTATAAAAAACAATACTGTTACCTTGATCATATATTTTATTTAACTTCTCTATCCGATCCATCATTGGTTCGGATTTTTCGTACTGTCCTGTAGGACAATTACTTATAGTACCATCGATATCAACTACGTATATCATCTATATCATCTCCAGAAAGAACATAAGTGCCAGTATTTTGTACTGCTATTGCAGCAGCCTTATTAGCATAAGGTATAGCTTTCTCTATTGTACCATACTCTAGGTAGAAATAAACCAAAGCACATAAGAAAGTATCACCTGCTCCTGCTACATCAAAACAAGGAACTTTCTCACCAGGATATATCTCTCCTTTATATTCAGCACCAGCACTACCTTTAGTGACAATTTTATTTCTGTATATACCTTTCAACTTAGAGTTTTCTAACTCATTGATCTTGATGAAGCATCCTTTCTTAGGTAGTTTACTTTTCTTACTGTCTATGAATACAGGACCATTGAATGTTTCTACTAATTCAAAGATCTTTTCTGTATCTAAAAATCCTTTGTCATAATCAGATATGATCATGGCATCAAATGGACTACCTATTGGTTCATGATGTACTGTACTAGTAGGATAGGTATCACCAGTTGGCAACTCCCATCCATAATCAGCAACCTCATCATTCTCATCCATCCTCATCAGTTGTTGATTAGATCTCTCATCCACAAATCTAGTCTTAACTGGTTTTAATTCATTAGTCATTAAATATACATCAACATCAAATGACAAGAGATTTGCTCTTACGTTACTTGCCATTCCTTCTGCTGTTTCGGTACGAATGTATTCCATTACTGGTACAGGTGCTTCAGGACTTAACCTTGTACAACTACCATAAACGTATTTGTCTATACAGGTCTCACCTATAACGATGACCTTGTATTGTCTTTGTTGTGGAATATTCTCCAATCCTATCGAAGAACTCAACTCTTTTTGCATACTCACGTCCTACTACGTCTCCGTTTTTCCAATCAGAACCTACTACTAGTATATCAGGGTTTATAATTTTTATCAATTCTTCAAGCTCTTGTCTTGAATCGAACGTATGTATTACGTCCACTGCTTTCAAAGAACTTAATTGATACTTCCTATCCTCTAATGGATAAATGGGTCTATCTGGTCCTTTGTCTGCTCTGACCTTTCGGTCAGTATCGATACCCACTATAAGCATAGATCCTAAAGACCTAGCATAATTTAGCAATTCGAAATGTCCTCTATGGAGAACATCAAAGCAACCATTAACCCAAATAATCATTTGATTCCCATGTGTTTCGCATACAAGTTTTTGTGTTGTTGATTAGGATGCTGACTATTTACATAGTGTGGAGCAGGTAGATCAGAACAAAAGAAAGCAGTGACAATATGCTTTGGTCCACTCATTGGTTTGTTTTCTCTATATGGAAACAACTGATTACAAGGGAAGATTAAAAGTTTTCCTTGTTCTGGTTTAACTTTGTAATCTAAAAATGAAAACTCTGTTTCTCCACCTTCTTCAACATTATCAAGATATAATATCATAGCATATACTCTTGACAATAGTAATGGATCTGTTGGAGATAGATCAATATGATCTCTAAACCACCCATCTTGTTTTGGGTAGCATCTCATAGAATGATCATAAGAAACTAAAGGTGCTCTCCAAAGAAGTTTATCTTTTGCACCCCATTCATACATTGCATTGATAGCTCTATCAGTTTCTATAGCAATTTGACACCAGAAATCTCCACCAACAATAGGATCTATTTGTATAGCTTTCTTATGTTTTTCTTCATTTCCAGGATCCCCCTTAACATGATATTGATTGTTTCGCCAAAACCAATCAATCCATGACTCACAATCATCTCCATGCAGAAAGTTTTTTTTCTCGAATATTAAATCTGTTAAGTTCATAATTTATAAATTAAAATTTTTTATACTTGTTAATCTTTCGATAGATGGTTCTGATGCATCAGGTATGAATAGTAGTTCTGCTTTCTCAGGTAAGTAAAGATAACAGATTTCACTTTCTCTCATAGTAAGTAAAGCATCATCTATAGTTTCCACTATAGTATCACCAGCCAAATTAAAAGATGTGTTGAATAATATTGGCACACCTGTTAATTCATAGAATGCCTCTATTAATTTATAGTAGTTTGGATTCTGATCTTTTGTGAGAGTTTGAATCCTACATGTACCATCAACATGAGTGATACATGGTATCTTCTCTATCATTGATTTTAGTACATTCACAGCATACATCATATGTGGTGATTCATACAACCTATCCATATCAAACCATTCTTGTGCATGGTCAGCAAGTACTGTACCAGCAAACGGTCTCCAATACTCTCTCTTCTTTACTTTATTAACAACATCCTTCCCGTCTACAGCACGGGGATCATATAGTATAGAACGATTACCTAAAGCACGAGGACCATTCTCAGATCTACCCTGACAGATAGCAACTACATTACCGTCACTAATAAGTTCAGCAACCCTCTGAGGTGTAACCTCACATACCCTAAATTCATTATCTTTCAATTCATAATCATACTTAATAGGTTGACCAAAATAAAGATGTGATAATGGTCTTATTTTTTTACGTCTATACTGCTTAGGGCATTCCCTTGCGTAAGTAATATATGCTGCTCCCATAGCAGTACCACAGTCACTAGACATAGGTTCAACATATAGATTAATATGTTTTGGTAATCTTTGTAGTATTCTATAGTTACCAACACAATTCAAGGCACATCCACCAGTAAAGATAATATCATTACATCCACTTAATCTATGTGTATCCATAATTCTTTGATACACATACTCTTCAAAATCTTCTTGTAATCTATATGCTAGATCTGCATGTCTTTGAAACTTATCATCTTCATCCTTTGAATATGCTATGTAATCATAAGGACGGACAACAACATTCACATTATTAAGTTCATTGAAATCTGTTAAGGTAAATATATTTTCATTTCCACCATCCTCAGATATCATTTGTTTTATTCTATCATTAGGTTTTCCATATGATGAAATACCCATAGTTTTACCACACTCTAAACTATCCCATCCCAAATATTCTGTGATACCAGAGTAAACAAATCCAGTACCAATATTTTTTGTGGGATGTACATATGATGGTGCTCCTTCAACCTTTTGATTTGAATACCCAACAATCTTTTGACTTAAACATGTTGTTGAATTAGGATCTTGATCAAAATAGAATATACTCTCATGCTCCTTACCCCACTTATGGTCAGCACCAGCACCATCTATTACAAGTATACCTGCTTTATCAAATCCTGAATTATAGAACGCACAAGAGGCATGTAGAGAATGGTGGTAATCCTTTGCTTCTACATACCTCTTGACTTTAATCCCTATCCGTTTAATGTATTTAAAGTATGGTCCGAAATCACATTTATTATTATACAAATGTGTATAAGCACATAGGTCAATTTCTTTAGTAATTTCAGCTACTTTATCCAGAGCATTAAATACTTCTCTGTCAAATTTGACATGTGTTAATCTCTCTTCCTGTATGGACAGCACTACATCATTGTCTTTCATAAGACAAATAGCAGCATCATGAGATCTATTAACACCAAGTATCCACATAATTAAACAGGGTTAAAATTTATATTCAATACAATACGTTCTGCTGTGCTCTCTGGATAGCGAGAGGCATGATATCTTCGACCATCAAATAAAACTAATCTACCTGATTTAGGTTTCACAGTTTTAGCAACGGTAAAGAGACTGGGGTCATACCCATTAATGAACCTCTTGATATTAGGATCTAGAAATTCATTAAAGAAATGTGTATCTCCATCACTATCGTTCAGGTAATAGATTGCTGTGTACTTCAACCCATCATTCTGATAATCAACATGTGGAACATGATGAGGGTGTTTGTTCTTGTTCAATGTAAAGAGACCCAATCTTAATTGAACAAGATCCTTGATAGTCATATTGATCTTTTCTTCCATCGAGTACAAGAGAGGAACGAAGATATCATACGACTCAGATTCCTTACCCTCTCTCCCCCAAAGGATGTGCATAAACCCAGTAAATAGAGCATCCTCAACTTCTAATTTAGAATCATTAAGTTTATTCTGTTCCCAATACCACAGTGGTGATGTTATATCACGATTGAAGTACCATGGGAACTTAGAATCCATAACGGATTGTCTAAGATGCTCCTGATATCTTGGACTGATTACATCATCAATAACTAAGATATCTTCAAAATGATCAGTCACGGTTAGGAACCTTAACTAGTTTTTGAATTTCTGGGAGATACATGTACTCGATCTCACTATTATCTAATGTCTCTAACGCATCATGGATAGTTTCAACAAGAGGTTCGCCTCCAAGATTGAAACTAGTGTTAAAGAGTATAGGTACATCTGTAATCTTATGGAAAGCATTAATGAGTTTATAGTAATGTTCATTTTGTTCCTCAGTCACAGTTTGTATACGACAAGTTCCATCAACATGAATTACTGACGGAATCTTCTCCTCAACACCTTCAAGACACTCTACAGCATACATCATGTGTGGTGTTTCATCTCTTCCTTTCAAATCAAACCACTCATGAACGTGTTCTTTCTTAATAGAACATGCAAATGGTCTGAACCATTCTCTATGCTTAACACCATTAACAATATCCTTACCATCCTTAATAGTAGGATCAAATAATATTGAACGATTACCTAAAGCACGAGGACCACCTTCTGATCTTCCTTGGAAGATAGTAACAATCTTACCTTCACGGATAAGTGCAGCAACTGAATCATAATCAGTATCTGTTACATCACGTCCAGCAATAGCATCTTCATAGGTAGTAGGATCATACTGAGGACCATAATAAACAGATGCTTGCTTTTTAGGTTGTTCGTTGTCAGTAAGTTGATGCCATTTATAAAGTGCTCCACCAATAGATGTACCACCATCATGTGAAATAGGTTCACAATATAGGTTAAGTTCAGGGAAACGATCCCAGTACTTATAGTTTGCTACACAGTTAAGACCATAACCACCACAGACTACAATGTTCTTTTCGCCAGTTAACTCAACTGCTTTCTCAATCAATTGACACATACGTTCAGAAGTTTCTTCCTGAATCTTATATGCCATATCCTTCTGTACATCTGTATGATCTAATCTTTCACCTTCACCTTGTTGATGCTGCTTACGATCATTTTTAAGTATTTGGAATCTATTTTCATTAATAGTAGCAGCATTAGGATATGTTGGAACAATCAAATCCCTATTACCCCATTCTCCATTAAAGAATGATGGTAGTTCATCATTAGGTTTACCATATGGTGCAAGACCCATAAGTTTACCTGCTTCAATAGCAGGGAATCCACAGTACTGTGTTACTGCTTCATACATTTTAGTATGACCAGGATACTCAGTAATGAATGTATTAGGTTCTGGTTCATGGAAACCAATAGAAGCTTTAGTTCCGATATGTTTCCATACAGATTCAAACTCTTCTGGATACTCTGCATGGAAGATGGTTTCAAATTCATACAAAGTATCTGGAACTTCTTGCATATTTAAGAAACTTCCAGCACCATCTGCAATAACACATGCAGCAGATTCAAATCCAGAATTATAGAAACCGCATGCAGCATGCATCTCATGGTGATTCAAATCAATATAAGTTGTTTCAAATTCCCATTTCTTTCTAGCAATCTTTCTTACAAATCCCTCATACATATGCTCACCAGTCCAATCTAAATTAGGACCAGATCTATGTGTATGACATACAACTAGATGATCAATATGATCAACATACTCAAATGCTTTAAGTATACCTAGCATAGGAGATCCATCATACTTAAATCTACTAAGCCTCTCTTCTTCGAGATAGAAGACTATCTCACCGTCTACCATTAGTGTGGTACTACCGTTGTGACCACGTGCAACACATAAAATAATCATAGTTAACCTTTTTTCGCTAAGTCAGCAAATCCAGAAGGAACTTTGCTTAGTGGTTTAATGTCTTTAGTATCTGCCATCAATGCTGGAATCAAATTTGGATTGTTGGATTGTTTCATCATACCTGCTGGAACAGTTGGTTGTTTTCCAGAAGCCATTTGCTTCTTCATGTCCTCTTCCATCTGTAAAGTATAATCTACTTGCTGCTGCATCTCATCAGGAAGTCTGATAACTTTATCAGAAGATTTATAATACTTCTTCATAAGTTTATCAACCTCTTGCATGATAACAGATTCAACCTTATCATTCATCGCCATAATACGATCATTGATTCTGTTAGTATACTCATCAATGGTGATACGAATAGGATCGTATACTCTTAAACCTTCACCCATATCAAGAACAGAGAACTTCTTATCATCTGGGTAAGTAATATTTTCTTTAAATGTAGATCCAACAACTACAACTGCTGGTTTGTCAAATGCCTTAGCAATATGTTGTCCTACAGAATCACATCCTAAGAATAGATCTGCTGCTTTGATAGCACCAGCAAGTTCTCTTAATGGTCTGTTGGTGGGATGAGATACAGTATCAGTCATTCCTTCCTTCTCAAAATCAATTGTTAATTCTGATAGAAGAATAACAGAGTATTTTTTCTGTAACTTCTTAATGATACTGACTACATTATTAAATTCGAAACTTCTACCAGAAGTATCCATAATAATATTACCAGCAGTCTGAACTCCTCTACCAAAAGGTTGGAAGACTACGGTTTTCTTTTTCTTAGTTCTTTGTCGAACCTCTTCAACAACAAAAATTCCAGTTGTTTCTTCTTCTCTGGAAAGTTTAATTGTTGGTGCAGGAAGATCTCTTGGTTCTTTCAAACCATTAATCTCAATGTCAAACGCTTGAGAGAGATTGCATTTTTGATTATAGTAATGCCAGATTCTATATGGTTCTGGTGTAACTATATCTGTGTGTTTAATCTTGTCTTCGAAAAGATCTTTATGCCAGTGATCGTAGCATTTCCTATGTAGAGTAGGATGACCTTTATAGAAATCTGTACCACCTTCGCAGACTATTACAAAGTCTTCGTCTGGATGGTCTTCCGCATATTTTTCAAATGCAGGGATAGAGCATAGTACACGTCCAGCTCCACCGTTAATAAAGAACGACTTGGGTCTCATAATATGTTAATATAGAATGATATAGAAGGATTTATTCAACTTCGCTACTATTTATACGCATAAAAAAGGACGGTTTTTACACCGCCCTTATCAGATCTTCCGATCCATCTCGAACTTTTAATCAGCTTTTGTGCCGTCTCTAAGTGTTTGTTGTTGTACATTTTCTACAACAGAAGAATCAGGAGTCTCAGTTGACTTAGTTAATCCTGTTGCTGTATCGATCAACTCATCGTAGTCACTAACACGATAGTCATATCCATCAATCCAAGGAGTACGAGGATCATCAGGGAATGGAATCATGTGTGGTCCCCAACCATCAGCAGCAGGGAACTTTGTATAGACACCATTTAATTCACCAATAAATGCTGTAAGAGCAGCTCTTTGCTGGTCAGTAAGGTTACCCTGACCACCATTCTCAGTTGATTCTGCGTCTAGGTTTGCTTGAGCATCTGCAACTAGAGTATCTCTTGCTGCTTTATGCTGTTCCATTGTAATCCAAGGCTTGAACCAAGGAAGAGGAGAAACCCAAGTACCTGCTGCTGGATCATATTCGATCTCATCAGCTGCATAGGCATGATCAGGAGAGATTGGTTCTGGACGTGAGTAATATACTGTATCGTCTCCAGAAATCTTGTAATCCTTTTGTGGATAACCAGATGCTTTACCAGTATCTTTAGGGAAGATGATAGAAGCAATAACTGCTTCTTCGTCAGTAGGAGAAGACATGTCAATCAGAACTGCGATCTCATCTATACCAGCACGAACATTTGCATGATCGATGTCACCACTAGTTGGCTCTCTGTTAAACCCAATGCATGACTGTGATGGGATCCATTTGTTAGTTTCTTTATCAACGAAAACGAACAACCATCTTGGACCATCATATGTCCATTCGGCAGTCTTTCCTAAAGAATCAGTCTGTGCCAAATAATCATCTGGCAATTTATATGTGAATGTTTTTGTAAAAGCCATAACCTTTGATTACCTATACTTTCCTATTTATATTATTTACAAGTTTTCGTCGTACTTGAAGTTGATACGGATCATACCAGCAGTACCGTTCTCTCCACGACAACAACCACCACCACAAGTCCAACCAGAAGGTCCACCAACACCAGGTACATAGTTGTGATCAGAGAATGATCCACCCCATCCTAACTGAGCAGATGCCCAATGTAGCATGCAATGTCCACATCCACTGTTTTCACAAGTAACAGCAGTCATCCAACCACCTTTACCGTTAACTAATCCAGCAGGATAAGGAACGTGTTGTTTGTTCCAGCAATGATTACTGTAACAGAATATGTAAGCAGCACCAGGAACACCTTGTGATCCACCGTCTGCACCACAGTAAGTTGCACAGCAACCATAAGGGCAACTACTCATGCACTGAGCATTCCATGTACAGCAGCATAGGAAGCAGCATGAGCATCCTCCATGTCCACCTCTAGCACAGAAGTTACTTAAACCATAACCAGTGATGTAAGAAGTACCACCTTGATTACCACACTGTGATCCAGTTCTACCGCAACCAGGTCTACCTACATGAATATCATACGAGCATCCTTGAAGAGATGCAGCAGCACCTGTAACACGTTTCCACGCATATGCACCAGAACCAGAAGGCATACCCCTAGAACAGCAGCAGGATGATCCTCCACCGCCTCCAGCACCCCAGATTTCGAAGATAACATCACAGACTCCATTCGGAATACACCATAGTGGATATCTATAGTAGTTGTAATTGGTGGAATGTTCACTACAAGTTGAACCACAAGCACCGTGAATATACTGTACACAATAACCAGCAGACGGTAGTCTTGCTAGTTTTGTGGTAGCATCGGGTGCTGATAGTCCCTCCAATGAATCTGATGTAACGAATCCTAATAGATCTCGTAAATTTGTATTAGCCATCTATAGTGCCTCTGTCCTCTTATTTAGTTAAAGTAGTACCAAGCACAGTCTTCGTTCTGTGAACTTGTCTGTAACCAGCATGAGCAGTATGTAATTCTAATGAATCCACCGCCACCACGCCATCCGTAACAGCATCCACCACCACACGCAGTAGCAGAAGGAGCACCAGTTCCAGGAAGTCCTGGACCACCGTTACAGTTAATGTTGTACGCCCAAGGAGTCGTACCTGAACAATACATGTATGAATGATTACATGCATTACCTTGATAGTTTTGTGTTAACCATCCACCCTTTTGATTAATGAGACCAGCAGGATAAGGCATACCACCTTTAGTCCAGCAGTTATTATCATTACAGTGAGTGATGAAGAAACCAGGTCTTCCCTTAATCATCTCATCTCCACCGTAGGAGCATGATCCATCATTATGGAGATCCCATCCTCCACATCCACCCCAAGAAACTTTATCTTGGCATCTATATGTTGAGTTCCAGAAAGCCCAGCAACATGTTTTACCAGGAAGTCCACCATCAGCACAGAGGTTGCTTAAGTTACAACCACCAACCCATGTCTTACATCCTTTAATACCACAGCAGCATCTTGAGCAGCAGTTAGGTGATGCAACGCAAAGTTGATAACACCAACCACCTTGTATCTGTGGATACTGAAGAGTCTTTCTTACGTATGCTCCAGCACCACCAGGCATTCCCTGCATACAGCAGCAAGCACCAGCACCTGATCCACCACCACCCCACAACTCGAAAGTTGCTTGAGTAGTACCACAAGGAACGCACCAATACTGAAGACAGTAACCTCTGTAACTACTTTCGCAGTTATCTTGGTTACAATAAGGATGGAATAAAAATACTCTACCTTCGTGGTTTCTTTCTAGTGAAGTATTTGCTGCAACTGTTTCATCTATAGTTGAAGCAAATTCTCTTCCTAATAGTTCTCGTAAATTCATTTGCCTTTCCTTATGTTTTACAGTATAGAGTAATTCTTACGAGTCCATGAGCACCCTCAGAACTACAACAGCATCCATAATCCAACTGAGCAGAGAACCCACCAGAACCAGGAGGACCGTTTCTCCAGCAGTCTCCTGAGAGTCCACCGTTATTACCAGTCTGCCATAAGGTTTCAGTTCTACCACAAGTAGAATTGGTATGGTATCTCACAGCATTGTGCATTCCATAACGAGCACCGTACATAGCAGGATATGGATGATAGTCTTTCTTCACACAGAAGTTACCACAACCAGGGTTACAGTCATAATGAATGTACGGAGTAACACCGTTCCAATACCACTTACCATACTTTTCACATTCTTCCATACAATCACTACTATTGATTGTATAGTGTTCACTCTGTGTCCTACAGCAAGAAGGACCAGTACAGGTTATTTTAGTTCTACAAGCAAAGTAAGAATCAACCCAGTGACAACACTGGTGACCGTGACAACCACCGCATGCACAGAAGTCACTTAATCCTGGACCACTAACATATGATTTACAACCATCAAAACCACCGCCTGAAGGGTATCTACACGTACCATTGGCGACACATATATCATAACAACAACCGTCTAACTGAGAGACACTTTGTACAGCAGCACAAACGGTGCATGCACTATACTGACCAGCGTGTCCATTCCATGCAATAGAGCAGCAACAAACACCAGAGCCGCCTCCACCGCCACCCCAAAGTTCAAACTTAACCCTGCATATGCAGCTGTTAGGGACGCACCATCTTATACGTTGCCAGTCGTAGTTATACGAACTCTCAAACTGCCAACACATATTTCCTCTATAATATATCTGATGCTGACCACCGCCCATATACGTTTGTATAGGGACAACATCTGCTTCAGGTACATCTAATAGATCTCGTAAACTCGACATTTTACTACCTTAGTTGAATTAGTTGGATAGAATTGACCATCCGTAGGCTGAACCTGTGTAAATGAGCTCAAGTGAAGCGTTCTTCAAATCGAAATCAAGATCTTCAGCCAAGTTAGCGATCTTGTGTCCATTTCTGGATACTGTTACTTTGTTAACATCACAGTTACCAGCAGCATCAATTAAATTGATTCTGTCTCCTAATTTACCATTAGCAGGTAAAGTTACTGTAAATGCTGATCCAGTAGTATCAAGTAGCAAAATTTGTCCAGCTAATACAGAGTGTGCTGAAGTAACTGCTACGGTTTCTCTTGTGTCAGATGCAGGTGTTAGGTTGCGTCCCATTGTTCTAAAATCTCCTTGTAAATCTATTTATTAATTAGGAAGTTGATTCTTCGACACCATAGGCAGAGATACTCACGCCAGTTGTGTCTGAATAGGCAACAATTTTTTTACCTGTTTGTATAGCGAATCCAGTTCTTTCAAGAACTCCGAACCCACCAATCTCAGCATTGTACTCGACATACTCCGCAGCAGATGGTGTATCAGCAGCTGCAAGAGCTACTCTTACATCAACTGGTGTCGCATTAGTATTGACAATGTTGAAGTTACAATATGCTACTGTACTTGCAGGTACTGTATATATTGTTGTTAATGTATTTGCGGCTAGGGATTGTTGTGTCCCCAATATTCCAGATGCCATTTACCTATTCTCCGTGTAGACGATAGTGGTTTATTTGATATTTATAAAGTGGGGGATCAAACTGACCCTGCCCAGAAGACGTATCCTTTAGTTGTGCGGTTGTCGTCAATGTATGTCTTAACAGCACGTTGTGTAGGAACTTTTTGGTTTGAGTTAGCAGAAAGAGTAACGTCAGAAGAGAATTCTGTGATACTTTCACCCAACTGAGCACCAATAGAACCCAATCTCAAGGATGACAGACCAGATAGGTCAAAGGATGATGCGTTCAATGTAGTTGAACCAGTTGCCTGGTTAACCTTGAAGTAACGTCCAACAGTGAAGTTACCATCTTGGTCTGTTGATACAAAGAATACACGTCCTGGGAAGTCCTCAGTAACTTCATTACCTGGTGCTGGATCTACTAATGGATCTCCAGGCCAGTTAGTTTGAAGTTTGTTTCCTGTACCTAAGTCTAGGAAATCATGACCAGTTAGACGAACTTGACTATAACCATATCTGATCTTGTAGTTTTGTCCGTCAAATGTTCTTGTTGGTTTCTCAGCAGCAAGAACCACTAATGCAGTACCAGTTGTATCTGTTTGTGCATTTGTAATCTGCATGAATTCACTATTGATTTTGATATAATCATTATTGTTGAATCCAGAAGCATCAGTAATGCGAACAACAGTACTAGCAGCAGTGAGATCTCTTAAAGTATCTGTTTGATCAACAGACTTAATTTCGATAGCACGTACTGAAGTACCTGATGTGTGAGTAGCAGCATTTGTACCTTCTTGTCCACGAGTAACTGCAAGCGAAGTTGCTGTTGGGAATGAAGTAATAGCCATCATTTCATCATCTACAATACAGTATGCTCCGATTGAGAATCCTGCAATGGAGTTAACATAAATTGTAGTTTCTGTGTTGTTGTTAACAGCAGAACTCAAGTTACTAGCACCACCATACTGGTATCTGGTAATCAATTCCAGACCTTGATGTATAGCAGCAGAACTACCTAGCAGTCCTCTAGTAACAGTTAAGTTACCTCTTCCACTAGGAGCAGTGTATGATGAGTTAGCGATAACGAATGTGAATGGTTCTTCTCCAGCACCACCAGCACCAGTAACAAATTCAACTGAACCACCTGGAACAGGAGCAGATGTTCTACCAGTTAAGGCAAGAACGAATCCGTTTTGTCCACCCATGTAGTCAGCGTTACTAAGTAGAGCACCTTGTACTCCAGAAGTTTGACCATCAATGGTCTCACCTTGTACAAATGATCCTTTAAATGGTCTGTATAGTATCTTACCAACACCAGCCTGTACAGAAATAATTTCTCCAACAGCACCAGATGTTAATCCAATAACTCTTTCTTCATTCAACCAAATTGAATCTTGTGCTCCAGCAACAATTGTTGCTTCGTCATATTCAAGAGATAGACCATCGATAGTACCATCAAGAGTTGTTTCATTAGTATCGAATCCAGAAGATACAATACCATATGTTCCCCATGATGAGTTACCAGCAAGAGATCTGATTCTTCCACCTCTAGTAGAAGAGTATGAGATGTGACAGTAGTAAGTAAAGCAAGATACAATCTCAGCACCAGCCTTGTTTGTACACCAGAAACCAACTCCACCATCTTCGTGAATTTGTGTCCAAGAGTCAAACACCATTGTTTTGTTTGATCTGTTATCAAACACAACAGCATTAGTAGAAGCACTTACGAATGTATGAGCATACTGGTCAGCAGGAGCAGCAATACCAACATTAACTATAATGTTTGTATCACTATGACTTGTAATTACAATTTCCTTACCGAATACAGGGTCAGTAACACGAGGATATGCATGGTTTGTAGCATTACCATCTTTAGTACAACTGAATGTAATAGATGCTTGTGCTAATTGAATACTAGATCCAGTAGTTAACCCATGACCAGCACCAAGAGTAAGATCTAGAGCACCAGTAGAAGGATTGTATGTAGCATTTGTTGGTGTAAACTGTGCTGTGTTATCCCACTTAGCATGAACATCACCATCAATAACAGCACCAATACCTGTTGCACCGAAGCAAGAACAGTTAGAGACATAAGGTGATCTCTTAATTGGTGAGTTAGGATCTAGACGTACATAAACACCTTCGATTGTAGCAGTGTTAAGATCTTTAGGATCAGAAGCAGAAGGAATGAATCCAACCATTCCGTCCATAACCATGTCCTTAAGCATAGTGGTGCTTCCTAGCATCCACATAGTTAAGTTTTCGTTGAGGACAGGTGTTACACCAGTAATACCGATATCTGTAGCACCTGCTTCGAATGTGTCTGAAGTTGTCCAGAGGTTAGCATTAGCATCTCTAGTAACACTTCCAAGTCCTGAAGATAATCCAGTTGTTGCAACTCCAACTAATGTTGTAATAGCAGCATCCTGAACAACACAAGTTGCTTGTCCATAATCAACGATATCTGAAATAGATTCGTTCTTAACCTGACTCAATCCATGAGTACCAATAACAGTAATTGTGTCGTTATTGATAACATCTTTTGCAAGAGGAATCAAGTAAGCTAAGACAGAAACAACTTCTGCTTCGTTACCGTTCCAATAGTTAGAAGTAATCCAGTCATCAACTGTGTCATAAACACGGTCGTTACCACCATAACCTAAGTTAGCAGTGATATCCTGAACCAAACTAGCAAGTTTGCTTTCAAATACAGAAGCATCTCCACCAGGAGGGTTAGTAATAGCAACACCACCATTAGCAGCTTGTGCAAGAGTTTCCTTAACAAGGAACTGTGTGTTAGATGTTAATAGGTTGTATGCGTCACCAGTTTTGTTATTTGCAAATCCATCAGTCTGAACGTAGATTGATCCACCTCCGTCTCTAACTTCGATAACTTCACCAGTCTTTGCTCCATCACCAGATGTGATAGTAGAACCAAGAACTCTATACTGAGCATCAGGTACTTGTGCAAGTGTAAGTTTAACAACACTTGAAGGTTCACCAGCTCTTGCTTGAATCCTTGATGTTCTTAAGTTATCACCAACAATACCTACTTGCTCAGGAACCCTCATTGGAAGGATTTCATTATATGTACCTGCTTTAACGTAGATTGTTGCAGGACCAGTTACATTATCTACAGCGTGACGAACTGTTCTCCATGCTGTTGTAATACTGTTACCTGGATTGGTATCTTTACCTTCTGGAGTAACGTAGTAAACTTTATGTGTAACGTGACTCTCTTTCCATGCTGGATAACCTTGACCATCAACAGTAAGAACTTTATTCTCAGTTCCAATTGCTAATCTAGCAGGACCTGCTCCAGCTTGATAAAGAATATCACCAGATGTTGTCAGAACGTTGGCAGACGCTCCTTCAGCAAGTGAATTCCAGTATGTACCAAGAGTATCTGTTTCAGGTGCATTACCTGTTGACTGAGCTACACAAATATAGGAGTTACTATTTCTAGAAATAGCATCACCTGGATAGTAGACAGTACCTACATCCCAAGTTCCCTTCCATGTAAATCCACCAACAACGAAGTCCCAATCAGAAGTGTTTGTATCAGGAGACTTATTAATATTTGTTGTCTTAGCAACATATGAGTTACCACCTAAGAGTACAACGTCACCTGGTTTATAAGTTGTAGTTGCATTCCAGTTACCAACAACTTTGAAACCAGTTGTTAGGATATCCCACTGGTTACCAATACCGTTATTTGGTTGAATAGAAATACTAGTTGTTAAAGCAACATATGAATAACCACCATATGTTACAATGTCTCCCTTCTGATACTCTGTAGCTGAATCCCAAGTATCTTCAAACTTAAGACCATCTAAGTAGGCAGAGAACTTAGCACTGTCAAAAGTACTAGTAGATAGGTGTGGATCAGTAGTCCTATAAAGTACGTTACCGTATTTTGCGATATCGTTTAACTTATAGAAAGTAGCTGCAGCCCAGTCACCTGTGTTGTAGATACCTTCTGTATGAAGGTTCCAACTGCCTGCATCGGTTGCGTACCATTGTGCAGCATTCGAAACCGATGTATGGTTAGCGGTAGCTACGTAAGTGTTAGCACCAAATTTAACAATGTCATCAATGACATAGGCGGTCGCAGCCGTCCAGTCACCTCTCCAGTTAAATTTTAGTCTGCCAAGTCTAAAATCTGCCATTTGTTTTTCCTTTACTTAGGTCCCTCGGTTGTATAATCGTAAGATTCATTGAAACGAACATTGAAATATCCGCCATCATCTATAAAGTAGGTTACTTTTCTACTGTCAAATCTGTACTGCTGGTATTCATCTTGTGGATGATTTGTGTATGACTTTTCTTCTGTAGTTTCTTCTACATAATCGGTCATACCAGTTGCAATATCTAGGTATGGAGTTCCATCTTTACGATGGAAAGTTACTACATCATCATCAATACTTCTTATTTTGGTGTAGTTGAGCATGCCATCAGCATCTCTGCTTAGAGCGTGGATAGTAAAATCGTTACCAAGATCGTAGTTGTTACTAGCAAATCCGCCACCACCGCCACCGCCTGAGCTAGTGCCACCGCCTCGAAAACTATCGCTAATGTACATC